AAATTGTAGATTTCCTTATGTTCTGTTCCAGGAGGACAGATAACTTTAATATTTGTCTGTTTTCCCGGATTTGTAACCTGGGGAACGCCGCCGCCATAAATCGGATAACCTTCTGACTCCAATATGTAAAGCGCCTGGTTCAGTTTCTCTTTTGAAATGCCAAGTTCTCGCTCAACACCGGTTCCAACGTCAATCATTCCTTTTTTCTCGATTTGTTCTTTTAAAAAATCCGCTGTCTTCCTAGCCTGATTCATACGGGCTTCTGAATTTTCATTCAAAAGAGAGCGAACAGAGGAATCGTTGGAGAACCCCATAATTGCTGCGATTTCATTCAGACTCTTTCCGTCTTCACGAAGAGACCTTGCCCTCGCCACATCCAGAGCTCTTCTTTCATCCTTGGCTAACGATTTTTGAGTACGATATTGCGTTGTGGTAAGACCCATCGATTTTGCAATATCCGTTTCACTGAGTCCCTGCTTTTTTAGTTCCTCAACACGGCTCAAAAAATCTCCGCTGCGCTGATAAGGGTTATCTCCAGAACCCCAAGGATATCTGCCGGAACGTCTCGGCATCCCGTAATGCATTAACATTTCTTCCGCAATGGAATTCATGGCTTAGCCCTCCTGTTCTTTGATTTTGTTGATAATCTTATCAAAGGTGATAATCTTGTCAGTGATTGGAACAATTTCTTCAGCCGTCGGCGTGTGATACAAAATTTCGTTGTTCTGATACAGACGCAATTCAATTTCAATCTCGCCAGGCTTCACTTTATATTCCAAACAAAAAAGAGCAGCGTAAATCATAAGCTGCTCCATATGTGCCGGAATCACACCGGTTTTTAAATCGTGAATTCTAAGCAAACCGTTTCTAAACGCAATACTGTCCGCTGTTCCAAAACAATTCTCCGAATAAAAGAGAACCTGTTCCGGAACCATTTTGAATCCGATAGCATCATTCACATACATATTTAATGTTTTCTGCGACTTCGGCAGCTTTTGCCCCAACCGAATACACTGTGCTGCGAACTCATGAAGAACGGTTCCTTTTTGTGTTGCCAAAAACTTTGAATAGGATTCGGCAACCTTGGACTCATCATAGTTAATCCAATGATATTTACTTGCGCCGAGAAAAGCGTGTTGCCCTTCAAGATTCAAATGATTGTTGAAGTTCATATAACACTTCCTCCTTGTTCTCCGGACAGATGAATCTTGAAAATGACATCTCGTTCATCAATCCGACATAGTATTCTTGATTTGGCTGCTTTTTTGCTCCAGCGCTTTTCTTACATTCCAAGGAAGCCCACTTGTTCTTGTAAAGGATGGTCAGGTCGGGAATACCCTGAATATAACTGGAATCATTCTTTGTGACGATGCAACCGGGAAACATTTTTTTCAGTTCTTTTATCAACTGCGCCTGAAAATTGCTCTCCAACATTTCAGCGAGCCTCCTTTCTTTGTTTTTCAGAAAACGAAAAAGAGAATGTAGTCTTTAAAAATGGCTATTTTATCCTCTCTCTTCATAAAAGGGAATGTTTTTTTCGCGGGCTAAAAAAGAGCAAAAGAAAGAGTCCTATCAGGACTCCGTCTCATTTTTGTGTTTGTTGAAATAACCTCTTACGTCAAGACCCATTCTTTCCATACAGTCAAAAGATTTCATGCAGTGATCTTTCATCACAATCTCCGCTTTTTCGTCTTTCAATATGCCAAGTTGATTCAGCACATTACAAATATCAAGCATATTTGTGTGATAGATAAATCTCATTTTTGCAACTTTTTTTGTAATATCCATAATTATTCTCCTTTCGAAATAGGTATTTCCATAAAAGGCATTGTAAAATAAGCGTAAAAAAACAGAGATACCGAAAAAGCACCTCTGTCTCCCATAAATCAATATGCAGTTTTTTGCGGTGTTAGCTGTTGTTTCTTAGATACCGTATCAGTATCCAGATAAGCCACAGACCTCCGGTGAAGAATGTGAGGAACACATCCAAAATCAAACCAGCAGTGCTACGCTTTTTCTTTTCCTTCTTGCTCATCTATCGTTTCTCCTCCCTTATCGATTTTGTCTTTACTATTTCGCTTAAATATTTTTCTGACTCCTTGCGCGGCTTTATCAATCGTTTCTCTTCGTTCAAGCTTCTTTATCTCCTTCTTTTCTCTAGCCTCAACTTTAGTATGTTCCATTTCATCAAAAAGCCTTTGACTCTCTACAATAACCTCATTTGGTATGTATCTCAAGCATATTGTGGAGCCAATTTTAACGGTAGTACCCTGCTTTGGATTAGAATCTATAACTTGCGAATCAAAACAATCTTTGTACTTAGGATTTGATTCTCTTAATGTTAATCTACTTGTTGAACTTTTAAGTCCACAATCTTCCAATATTTTAATCGCTTGTTCTAGGTCGATTGGAAATCCTTTTCTATACAATTCGGGGATTTTGACTTTATCTTCAACTTTCACTTTTGTCTCGGTACCTGCACTATCTATAGCTTTTTCAATCAAAGGCGTCGCAACTGTTACTACTGTACCAATTGCTGTAATGATACCCGCTATTCCGTTCAGGTTTCTATTTCCTTTATTGTTACTGGCTCCCATACATTACCTCCATATCAGAAGATATAAAAGCGCAATAAAAAAGTGCGCCCCAATGATGAGACGCACCTGCAAAAGTGAATCCCTCATTGTTGCGACACAATCCCATCCTAATCACGGCATGAGTAAAGAGAGAATACACCCTTTGCCAAGGTTATTCTCCGTGATTAAGATCGATATAGAATTGTGTCGCAGAATAAGTATAGCACAACCAGCCGAAAAAAGAAACACTTTCCAAGAAATTTTCCGCCAATCACTTGACAATTTCGGAAATTTGTGCTATGGGCTTTACGCCGTAATCAATTGTCCCCGCTGCTCCATGTAGTCATAGACCATCTTCGTACCATCCATAAAATATACCAGTATGGACAGATACCCATTCGGCTGGTAGCGGGCAGCGTTTTTTGACAGCCTCGGAAACCTCCTCTGAAAGTCCTTGTAGATTTCAAGCCATGTAACTTTTTTACTCATATAACACCTCTTTTCTTGCTTGTGGCCAAAAACCCACTTTTTCCGTCCCTATTTATATATACTATTAAACTTTCTATCATAATAGTTTAAGAAAAAAAGTGGGCAAGTGGGCTTTTTAATTTTTCAAAACCCGCAAACCCGCATAAATACTGGGTTTTTCGATGGTCGAATCTCCAAATTTGTGGCCAAATTCATGTTTTAAAAGTGGGCAGAAAGTGGGCAAGTGGGCAGAAACCCGGGTAAAATCGTCCGTACAAATCTCAAAAGGCTGCCCAAATTCTACCCAGATTTGCCCCAAACCCACTTTTTCTGACCAAAAGCCCATTTTCAAAAACCAAAAGTGGGCAGAGATTTTTAACCTAGATTAGACTTCATCGGGCTCCGAAGACCGGTACGGACGATAAAATTTACCGTAAATTGACGTCGGGTTTCTTATCGTAGAATCTGCATACCGGATCTTTCCGCTCTATAAAATCAATATCTTTCGGAAATTCTTCGTATACTCTCTCGGATTTCTTGAGAAATTCCATGTATGTTTCGATGTTTTTGCATACTTTTCTGTGTGTACAACGAGTACACATTGTCTCTCTAACTCCTCCGCCCACAAACTTCACCTCCAATTTTTCACATCTTGCCATAAGTTCTACCTCCAAATCCTTCCCGTCTGCTCGTCCCGTAAAACGATTCGCTCCTCCAGATGGAAGCCGGCCAGTTCACAAATATCAAAGATGGTATGCAGCAGTTTGTGAAACCGCTCGTCCTCTCTGTCCAGATTCTTCATCGCCTCATAAGCAGTCGGGTCAGAATAACCCTCTGCATTCTTTCGTAAATCTCTATCCGTCAAAAGACTTCTCACCTCCTTCTTCACGCCATTTTTTCAGATCGATTCCATATTGCTTCAATAAATATGTACAGAGCCAAACTTTATCATCCTCCTCCATAACATATCGTTCGAGAAGTTCTGCTATGGCTTTGTTGAATCGATCGTAGAACCTTCGCAGCCTTTTTTCTCCAAAACCAAACTCTGAATGGAGAACCCATAAAATGAGTGCGTCAATTTCTGTCGCGTGTTTTTTATCGTACTCTGCGAGTTGCCTCTGAATTTCGAGGTTCATAGCTTTTTTCTCGGCAACAGTCATAGCGGCTCCGTATACTTTCCCAGCAGCTTTCTTTATCCGCATCTCACAGCCCTCCTCACATAATCCAGTTCTCCTTTGCAAAGAAGAGCGGTAGTCCCATTATCAGGGTAAATATAAAAGCCGTTGCATCATATTCAATCGGGATGCTAAGGGCTCCCAGAGAGATAAGCGCAGCGGAATATAGTTTGTTCTTTATCAATTCACGCTTCCACATAATATTCCCCCTTATGACGGCAACGGTGCGCCCGATCTCCAAGCAATCCAAGCCACAAGAAAAGCGATTGCGATCAATAAGACCACAACCGCCGCCAACGCCAGCACAAAATGAAGAATCAACTTACGAAACCGTTTCTTTGACATTGTCCTTCTCCTTTTTTGATTTTATGATACCTGCCTCCACGGCATCCATCTTTACCAGCACTCCATTTTCTCTGAACTTGGAATATGCTCTGGCGGTCGCACAGTGCTCAATACACTGGCACACTCTGTTAATCAGCGCATACACACAAATATAGAGAACCAAAAAAGCAAGCATATACTGTACAAAGTTCATAAATTTTCTCCTTTCGAATTAGATTCGGAAAGCTTCTCTTTCATCTTTCCGAGAATGGTATCAACCGACTTTCGAGTTTTTGGACTCATCTTCATATAGGTCTTATGCTCATCGTACCAGTTGAATATTTCATTAAGATCGCCTTTCTGCCAACTGAATGCCCACCAATCACAAATCATTTCGAGAATATAATTGTAAGGCATATCCAGCGCAATCTCACCCTCTTTGGGATCATCGTTAATGAGAACCCAGTGCTGCCAGTGATGAGGATTCCTGTGAAGATGCAGAAGCCATGCTCGTTTGTAATCCTGAACAACCTGATAAGATTTGTTGTTGCCGTAGAAATATCGGTCGTAGGCTTCATATTCATCCGGCTCATTCTTGGAAGCATCGTGCGCAAACTCTGTCTGCCAAGCCACACCGTCTACCAATAGTTCAGGAAGGTTCTCCTGAATCCACTGGAAGCCTTTATGGACGTTGTTGCGGTGCTGCTGTAAATATAAATCATACTGTGCGCTCATTTGATATTATCTCCTTCATAAACCTGCAACGTTCCGTCTGCATTGTAAAGCGGGGAAAATACTCCACACCCAGCGTTGTTAAAAATATTTTTGTTTACGGCATACATAACTTTTGTTTCCTTGTGATAGACAACCATCCAATAATCAGTGGTTTCTATGCAAACAAACATTGAAGGATCATCGTCTCCCTCTGTATGCACTACTGAACCACATCCTACCAAACAAACCATCATCATAATCGCCAATACCACGCTTAAAATTCGTTTCTTCATTTCGGTTTGACATCCCCTTTCGCATTACAAGTAATAATCTCGCTATACGGAAGCTGCTCAATCCATCGGCAGAACTCGCGCCACTCATCCAGCTTATGGTCTTTGCGCCAGCGATAAATCCCGACAAGCACTTCATAGTTCAGCATGACCGTCCGTTTCTGGTTATAGGAACTTGGAAGAAGCTGAATCATCTGCCACCAGTATTTCTTATCTTTGGTTCGCAAATATAATTCTCTGGCAACATTTAGCGAATACACGGTTCCCAGCATGGATGCTTTAAAAAACGATGTGGTCTCGGATTCAGTAACACCATCATGGTAATCGCAGAAGTCATCCAAATGCTCATGTGAGAAATCGTCCAGCGCAAATTCTTTCGCCTGAATCTTATGCATGGTGGAGCAGGAATTGGCTACGGTTCCCACCTTATAGGTATCAAACTCCTTCCACCAGTAGAGCGGAGCAGTAATATCCAGGTACACCGTAATCATCCGGCGGTACTTTGCATGAACCGGCCCGCCTGCTGCCAGCTTCATCATCAGCTCGTGATCGGCTTTACCAAGCTGGAAAGAGTGGTCATAAGTATGCTCGCAGGAAGCCTCTTTAGCACAGTTTTTACAGCCGATACCGTCATCACCGCCCTTACAAGTCCCGCTATCGGACTTATCCCAACTGTTCATCGGGTTACGCATCCCTCTGATGGTTTCCTCCAAACCATGAATGCTTACCTTTTCAATCTTAATCATCTTCTTTGCTCCTTTCCTCGCACACCTTACAGCGGCAATCCGTATCTGGTTTTCCTTTCTTATATAAGCCACAGTAGGCACATTCGTTATCATCAGGTTTAATCCGTATCTTTCTTATTTTGCATCTATACCTGCCCCAAGAAGAACAAAATATAGCTTCTGTGCAGGTGGTACAATTTTTCACACTCATCGGCAATTCTCTCTTTCTCTTTGTAATTTCACATCAATAGCCTTTTGCAAATCCTCCGGCTTGACATCAAAAATGGACTCAAGAAAAGATAAGCAAATATAAGCGTCTGCTATCTCTTCCAAGAGTCCAAGTTTGTCACCATATCCACGAATCTGTTTACTGACCTGCTGTTGCAACTCGGC